AAACGATGAATCATATAGTTACTCCATGTTTTCTTATCTCCTTCTTCAAGAGTATCCCAATACTTTGGGTCTTGTATAGAAGTAATTGCTTTTATGTGGTCAAATAATGTTTTTGTTTTAGCCATCTAAATCTGTAATTACAGGTTTTAATTCATCTGGTAATAATTCTTTATTGATTTCTCCACAATCACCACAAAGATATAACTCTACTGGTATGATTGCATCTTTAGATTGACCTGTAACCAATCTTGATACTTTTAAGAATTTGTTACCTGGTATAAATACTGAACCTCCACATTCTTGACATAACATTTCTTTTGCATCTTTTAAATCAATTTTTGGTTGTTGAGGTTGTTGAGGATTTCCTCCAATAATCTGCGCCATATTTTATTTATTTTAATCGAACCATTGAGAACGATGTGTTTTTATATTTTTTACTCCGAATGTTTTTTTCAACATATCCCATTTTTTATGTTTCCATTCTAAGTCTTTTTCCAACTCTTCATCTGATTTTCTTGTATTTTCATCACCTTGTTTTTGAAGTTTTTTGATTTCTTCAGTAGTAAGTGCTTCACCAGTTGAATCTTTTTTTGCTTGTCCTGCAAATCTTTTTAGATGATATGCATCTAAGGGTTTTGTAAATTGTTTTAGATAAGCTGCTTGTCCATCAATGTATTCTAAAAAACCATCAAAGTCATCTTTACCTAACTTATCTAATTCTGCATCTGATAGTTGGTTGTTTGGGTCAAATTTCATATTTTATCGAGTTTATATGTAAATATACAAAAAATAATTTAATTTTCCAAATTTTAATTGAGTTTTGTTTCAAATAAAATATAACTTAATAAATTATAGTTCTCTTGAATATGATGTAAGTTTTCATTCCAATACTTTTTTACTTCATTCATATTCATTTTATTTACATTTTCAATACATTTTAAAAAAGAATCAAATCTATCTGTTGAATAGTTTGAATATGAATCTGCCTCTCCAAATCCAAATTCTTTATTCCATACCTTTAATCCCATAAGTTCAATATCTTTTATAAAATTTCTACTTCCCAATACAATTGGCATAGTTCCTGATAAAAATCCTTGTATGGTTTTTTCTGTTAGATTAGGATAATATCCTTCTAAACAATCAGATTCAATTATAAACGAAAAATAACTTGATGAGTATTCTTTTTGTAAATCTCGTATATTAGGAAAATTTTTAGAATTTAATCTATCTTCTAAGGTTTCTTCTTTTGCATTTGGCCAACTTGCATATCTTACTATACCATTATCAAGTTTAGGTTGTTTTCTAAATATATAATCTCTTACTTTATTTTGTTTTCTTATAGATAATATTCCTTTTAAATTTCTCGATTCATCTGTAATTTTTTTACCATAATAAAATTCATTAGGGTCAAACATTAAAGTTTCTTTTGCTTTCCAAGAAATATTTTCTCTATTTTTTAAATCAACCCACATAAGTAAATTCGTATATGGATGTGCGCTTCTTGGAAAAGAGGATGGAGTTGCCATTGATATTTTAGCATCCAAATTATAATCATCAATAAATTTGTAAACTTTATCGAAGAATTTTGGATTTGAAATTATTTCATGTCCATATAAAAGAATAAATTTATTATTTTCGTTTAAATTATATTCTTTTAAGGTATCTATTGCGTTATCGATAAAATTAGAATCATGTTCGTTTATATCAATAACTCTCCATTTTTTTAATAGTTCAAACTCTTCAAAAAATTGATTAGGAAATTGTATCATAGAAGTGTTTTTATATACTCAAAAAATGATTGATGTCCTTTCCAAGACCAATGTCCATCTTTTATTTCAGGACACTCATCTTGTATTATAGGATGTACTGGTCTGTTTGTTTCATCTAAAAGATGTTCTGATACATTCCATGTAATATATTTTATACCTCTAAAATCTAAGTATTTATAAATTCCCTCATACAAAGTATCGTATTTATTTTTTACTGTAGATTCATATGGAGTATGTACGAATTGTGAATAGGTTCTAATAGCATCCCAATACTCTCCTTTTTCATTTTCTAATGTTTGAGGAATTATATGTAGATATTGTGTTTCAGAAGGAACTTCAAATCTCCAATCATCAGCTCTTCCAATCACAACTAAAGCATTATCTTTAATATTATGAAGTGATTCTACAAAACTTTCTATGATAAATTGATTTCCTACACCACCTCTACCTCTATTATAAACATGAGTACTATCTATGTTAAGGTGTTCTGCAAGTAAATCTACCCATGTTTTTTGAGTACCATCATATGTTTTTTTGTAATACTCATCATTGGGTGTACACCCAGCACAATGAGTAAATGAGTCTCCAAATAAATAAATCATAACATTTTTAATATATTCTTAACGGTCTTTGGTCCTACTTTTATTGTATGATATGGAGAATTAGTTTCTTCTAAAACTTGTTTACACAAGTTATCAATTGCAATTGATTCATCTAAATCTTGATATCTTTCTTTTTCATTATGAGTACCTTCAGTTCTATCTAAAAGAATGTTGATACTATCATACTTCCTATGTAAATCAATTACAAAATCATGAAATGGTTGTCCATAATATTCAGCAGGATATCCCTTTGTATAATATCTATGATAAATAGTAGAAAATAAAATTGGTGAATCAATAACTATATAATCCACCTTACCATAACATTCTGCTATTCCTCTATGTTGGTTTGCGAATACATAGAGTTGGTCTGATATCGCTGGTATGTTTTTATCCCAAGCTAATCTTTTTGGAAATTCGTATGGGTTATTACAACTTATATGTTTCTTTTTTAGTTTGTAGGTGATTCCTGCAGCAATAGATGATTTGCCAATACCAGGTCCACCAAAGAGGTTTATAAGTTTACTCATTCTCCAAATATATCATTTATAAGGTTACCTAATCTAACACCTGCCTGATATAATCTTTTTTCTAATACAGGTTGATATTTGTAAACATAATCATATGAAAGATATGAATTAGGTGGAGTGTTCTTATAAATATCTCTTGCCCACCAATGTGATTCAAATGTCCACTCTAATACATTACTTTGTTTAACTTCAAATTTACGATATTTGTTTTCTAAGTGATTACTCCATTCTGTAAATGACATTTTAAAATCATCTATTAGATTAGAATCCCATAGTACATGAAGATTTGTATTTACATCACTTCCTTTTCTACCTTTAAATTTAATAGGAATCTTACTACCACCATAATCTTCGTATCTACCTGTGTGCATTGGTTGATGTAAATCTCCTACTAAATGTACCAAATACTTAAGATAGAATTTTTTCATTTCTTTATCTGCCATTGGTGATTTTAAAATAGATACACATCTTTGGATTATAGTTACCACATTTTCTTCTGGCACATCTGCATCAGGATATTCTAAATCTAATGGTAAGTTTACATAATGCCATTTATCATAAGGTCTCCAATTAGGATTACTTCTCATTTCATCCGCCCATGTACTTACTGAAGAAAGAGATTCTCCATCTAAGATTTCGTAAACAATTTCTTTAACATCATCGGTTAATTGCCTTTCAGCAATTTCACCAACGATTCTATGACCGGTTTTTCCCCAATCATTAGCTTGAGCTTTTGGTATGGTTAGGAATGTTAATAGAATAGCTAATATAATTCCTATACCTATCCAATCTGCTATATTTGGTTTTTTCATAACAAGTTTTTTATTAAGGCATATAAATATCCACTAAATCCTACTGCGTTAAGTAAGGATAAATTGTATTGTTTTGTTCTTTGTGTTTGTATTGTAATTAGGATTAAACCTAACATCATCCCCATCTTACCATAAATGGTATCGATTATAAAGGGTGAGAGCATCATTAATGCAGTTCCGAAATAAATTACACCATATTGATATAACATTTCCTTTTTGGATTTTTTTTCTTTTTGTTTCATAATAAAAAAAGGGGGTGTTTCCACCCCCCTTTATTATATTTTTAGAATCTGTATTTTAGAGAAGCGTTCCAAGTTCTTCCAAATCCGAACCATACTGAGTTTCTAACATCAATACCATTCCAAGTTGTAGAAGTTGAAGTTGCGTGAATGTTAGAGTTAGATTCTGCAATATAAACAGTATCTAACAAGTTGTTAACATTCGCTCTAAAAGATAATCCTTTTGCAATCTGAAGTGTTGCACCTAAGTCAAGTAAACCATAAGAAGGTAACTTAACTGCTCCATCGTTATCTGGTTGAGTAAACGCTGAATCAGTAATTGAATAATCAGCATATAATCCATCTACGAATCTATATCCTAAATCTAAATTCAATCTACCTAATCTATATTCAGCTTCACCATATGCTACGAATTGTGCAGCATCACCAACTTTAGAATCTTTAAGGTAAAGTGTACCTGTACCGATTGATTGTTGGTTATCATCAAATAACTCTGCTTCGAAATCTTTAGTATATCTCCAATCACCGATTGATAACATACCTTTTAATCTGAAGTTGTTTGTTAAAGAATATTTACCTTCAACTTCGATACCATTGTGTACCACATCGATATCTCTAAATTGTGCAAATCCATCTACACCTTGTTGGTTAGATAAACTTCTTGTAACAAATCTATTACCCCATGTTGTAGAGTAAAGGTTTACATTCAAGTCAAATTTTCTTGAAGTATATCCATATCCTAATTCTACTGAACGAATTTCTTCGTTTTGTAAATCAGGATTTACGTTATTAGCGTAGTTAGGGAATACTCCATCAAAGTTAGGTTGTCTTGAAATTAAACCTGCGTTAAAGAATACGTTTGAGTTAGCATTAAAGTTGTAGTTTGCACCACCTTTAATATAACCACCACCTACATTCTTTTTCTCTGAAAGTGGGTTACCTGGTTGGTCAAAGAAATCTTTTCTTTGGAACGATTGGTTAGATAAACCTGCTTGTAATACTGCAGTTAGTTGTTCATCATCGTTATATTCTACCAAACCATTAACACCTTGCCATCCTACATATCCGATATTATAGTAGTCAATCTTTGGACCTCTAATACCAGTATCTTGGAATGGATTAGCTTCAACTAAAGTTTCGATAATCTGACCAGCAGAATTCTTGTTACCTGTTGAGTAGTAACCATCTAATCCCATCAAATCATTTAATACTCTATAATGATACCCTTTGTAGTTTCTTAAATCAAAACCAATAGAGTATTTCATTTTACCTGAATTTATTTCCAAGTTAGAGATTGCTCCAACCCAGTCATGAGAGTTCATAGATGCTCTTCTAATAAGTGCAGCTCTATTTACTCCATCATCTTTAAATCCGTTTGAACCTATTAAAGAACCAGCGAAGTTACCAATATCACCTGTATAAGGGTCGGTGTTTGCTTGGTTGTAAGCAACAACTGCATCAAAGTCAATGAAACCTTCTGCAGTTCTTGAACCTCTACCATTTTCTAAATAGTGTTCTGTTAAATCTTTTCTGAAAGGTAAGATATCAGTTTCCGAGTTGTAATAGTTTCTACCTCTTGGACCTGTTCCTCCACCTCTACCTGCTGAACCATAAAGGGATGTTGCTAACTTTACGTTATCAGAGATATCCCAATCCCAGTTAAGAGTTGCTAATGGTTTGTTGTAGAAGTTTCTTCTCATAGAGAATTCTTCTCCATTTAATACACCACCATTTGAATTCCATCTCTGGTCAATACCTTCTTTACCAAAGTTTTGGTAATCTCTAATAGATACCCAAACATCTCTTTGGTGGTGCCATTGTCCTGCACCTAAGATAGATAAGTTAACCGCGTGAGATGAACCAACTGGTTCGTATCCCAATGCAAAGAAATAAGTTGTTCCAGCACCTGAAGTGTTATAGATGTATCCATCACCTTGCCATTTAGATAACAAGATAGATGTTGCCCATCCATTTTCACTTTTACCTGTGTTGTAAGCAACAGTAGATTTCAAGTAACCATCGTTACCTGCAACTTGTGTTACCGAACCACCTTCTTCTTTATCAGCAGCTTTTGTAAAGATTGATACTGTACCACCAACTGAAGGTACTGCCAATCTCGATGCTCCTAGTCCTCTTTGGATTTGAATACCTGATGCAACATCAGTTAATCCAGCCCAATTCGACCAGTACACCCAACCATTTTCCATATCGTTTACTGGTTGCCCATTGATAAGGAAAGATGTGTTTCTTTGGTCAAAACCTCTTAACGAGATTCTTGAATCACCATATCCACCACCTTGTTTGGTAGCGTACACACCGGGTGTTTTGTTCATAATTTCAGGGAATTCTTGGTTCCCCACTTTTAGAGCAATCTCACTTGCTCCGATTGTAGATACTGCAACGGGTGTTTCTCTGACTTTCGCCACATCAATCACACCAGAAGTAACCACAATTTCATCTAGTTCGGTTGCTGAAGCCAAAAGTTCTACAACAATTCCATTTGCTGCAGTTACCTCTTGAGTCTCGAACCCAATGTAAGTGATAACTAATGTTTCACCCACAGTTGCGCTCAATGAAAAAGTTCCATCGATATCTGTCGTGGTACCATTAGTAGTTCCTTTAACAACTACTGTAGCACCAGGCAAACCTTCAGAGGAACCTGCTTCAACTACCTTACCATTCACTTGTGCTAACGCACTCAAAGATGATAGTAACATCATCCCAACTAAAAGTAGTTTTCTCATAATTAAATTTCTATTTTTAAATTAAACATAACTAATTGCATACAACGATTCCCCCTTATTGGAATCGAGGTATATTTTAATATTTTCGTAAGTACTCGTGCTTGTATATTCCCCAAGATTAGGGGTGTAGGTACTATCACAACTTTCGTTGTTAATTGTTTCTTGTAGATTGTTGGTATAAACCTTTATCATCTCTTAATAATTATAACCTTTATTTGAATTAAATGTTAACAAATTGTAACTATTTTAATATTATACACTCTTCAATTCATTGAGAGCGTTGGTGTATGTAAGTTCTGATTGTAAACCTGCATATCTACCAACTTCTTTACCATCTTGTTCGATGATTACTGTTGGTACTGAACGTACAAAATACTTCTGAGCAACTTCAAATTCCTCATCAATATTTATACTTCTGAATGATACTTCAGAATAGTTTCCTTGAACTTTTTCCATAATTGGTGTTAACATTTTACATGGTCCACACCATTCTGCATAGAATTTTTTTACTTCAATCATTTTTTTCTCCTATTAAATTAATTAACCATCACAGGCAACACAATCAGGGTCAACTGCTCTTGTTGCTATATCACCTCTGAGTACTGATTCAGTTCTCATATAATATAACGTTTTTATTCCCTGCTTCCAAGCTTCCATTGTAACTTGGTTAATCCATTTTGGGGATGCAATAGATGGGAACGCTAAGTTTAAAGAAACCCCTTGGTCAATGTACTGTTGTCTTACACCAGCTTGTTTAACCAAGTCCATTTGGTTGATTTCCTTAAACGTTCTGAACACATCCTTGACAGGGTAGATTTTATCTCTATCACCATTAGTGATATCTTTACAAAGAACCATTTTACCATCTAAGTAACACCACTTATCTAATTCTTTGATATCTTGTACTGAACCACCATCTTCTAAAATCTTATCCCATGTATCTTTATTATTAATACCTGCTTTTCTTAGAACTTTTACCAATTCACCATTCTTTCTGATAAATGTTCCTTTAGAAGTTTGTTCTGTAAATACGTTTGCTGCCCATGGTTCGATACCAGCCGATACATTTCCAGCTAATTTAGAATTACTAACTGTTGGTGCAACTGCTCTTAAGTGAGTATTTCTAAATCCACTTTCTCTACACCATAGAGGTTCACCATATTCTGATGCTAAATCTCTTGATGCTCTTTCTGATTCAATCTTTATTTGTGAGAAGATTTTACGAGTTTCAAATTGAGCCTCCATACCTTCAAATGGAATACCATTTTGTTGTAGGTAAGTGTGCCATCCTAAAACTCCTAATCCTAATGCTCTACCTTTTTCAGCAGATGCAACAGAGTTTTCGAATCCTCTCATGTTCTTAGCTTTTTGGATAAACTCTGAAAGTACTCCATCTAAGAACCAAGTTGCTGTATAAACTAAATCAGTATCTCTCCACTCATTGTACTTAGCAAGATTTACTGATGATAAACAACATACGAATGAATGATTCTCATCTGTATGTAAAGTAATTTCAGAACAGATATTTGTCATATGAACTTTTAATCCATTCTTTTTGTACATATCAGGATTTTGTTTGTTAATATTTCCTTTGTACATGATATATGGTTCACCAGTTGCCTTTCTCTTTTGAAGTAATTTACCCCACTTCCTTCTTGCATCCGCTTCACCATCTTGAACTTTTCTCATAAACTTATCACCTACAACTGCACATTGGTGTAGATTTAGTGATTGTCTATTTACATCTCCTTTAGGTTCTCTAATTTCTAACCACTCTTCGAAATCTTTATGTTCTATGTTTAAGTTAACAGAAGCGGCTCCTCTTCTAACTGAACCTTGGTTTGTAGCAAGGATTGTAGAATCATATATTTTTGTAAATGGAACTACACCATCTGATGTACCATTGCCTGTAATATGTGCACCTGCTGGTCTGATTTGGTTAATACCAATACCAACCCCACCACCATGTTTTGCAAGTAACATTAGTTCTAAATTTTTCTTACCGATATCATAAATTGAATCTGCTACATCGATACCAAAACAACTGATTGGCAATCCTCTATCCGTACCAGTGTTAGAAAGTACAGGTGTTGCTAAGTTCAACCAACCTTTCCAAATGTAATCAAAAAACTTGGTTGCCATTTGTGGTTTGTTTAATCGTTGAGCAACTCTTGTTGCAACCCTCCAATAAGCATCTTTGGGTTTTTCACCTGGTAACAAATATCCTTTAGATATAGTTTTTACATATATTTCAGTATTTGCCCACGATGGAAAATCAACATCAAGTTCCCACCCTAGCTCTTCGCCGTAGTTTGTTTTAGCCATAATTTTTTATTTAAAATAAATCATCCCAATCCTCACCCTCATTTGCCTTACTATAATCAGTAGGTCTTATTGCGAAGAAATCGGTGTGAGTATGTCCACCAGTTAAATGGTAGAACCAATCGAGATTATCTGCTTGTTTTTTATTGTATTCAAAAATACCTGTATATCCTAATTCTTCCAACTTAGAGTTGGTTCTTGCTTTTATAAATTCTTTCAAATCATCTGCTTTTAGATTTTCCAAATCACCTAATTCGAACATCTTATCAATAAAGTTTGATTCGAGTTCTACAATTAGTTTTGCAGCTTGTTCAATAGAATCCTTACATTGTTCTAACAATTCTGGATATTCATCACACATATGTCTGAACAATTGACAACCCATTCTCGAATGTAGAGATTCATCTCTTACACTCCATTTCATTTGTTGTCCAATACCTTTAAGTTTGTTTCTCATTTGAAATGAGTAAAGTACAGCAAAAGAAGAATATAAAGATACTCCTTCTGCGAATGCTGAAAAGATTGCTAAACTTCTACCAACTTCTTGTCTTGCTTTTTCGTTGGTTTGTAAATCTTCATGTGTCCAATCAGCAGTTGTTGAAGTTAGGAGTTCAAATTTCTCAGCCGTTGCAGGTTCGTGCAAAAATGCTGAGAAATCTTCTAATCCTAATGTTTCATTAAGGTATGAATATGCAGTAGCGTGAATTGTTTCTTGTGAACCAAACATCATTGCCATCTGTTTTATCTCATGCTTAGGGAACCATTTGGTTACCATCGTTGTCCAATAATCAGAAACTGCACATTCAGTTTGAGCAAATCCAAGTAAGATATTCCCAACCAAATTCTTTTCTTCAGGGGTAAGCGTTTCGTTCCAATCCTTGACATCCATTTGCATGGGTATCTCAGTATGAAGCCAAAATGCTTGTGCCTGTTTCAACCAACCTTCATTGTAGTAGATTGGATATTCGAATGGTTTAAAAGGGATTCTTTCTTGGAATAATTTACTCATGATGTAACTTAATTTATTTGTTTTCGTCTACTGATGCTTTTCTGTAATCTGTTACAAGTTTTTTAATTTCACCAATTGCTTTTCTAGCTCTTGATTTTCCTGCTTTAGTAGTTGAATTGTGTTCTGTTTCGAATTGAGAATATAACTCTTGAATTTGTTCGAAAATTTCTTGTGAATTTGCCATAAAATTATTCCTATTTAAAATTTGTGTTTAAGTCCTACTTCAGAATGGTAGGTGTTTATAATTATCATATATATCTAAAAACGAAAAACTTTTTTCGTTAATTTTTAAAACTTTTTTATTTTGTTA